AGTCTTGGTTCTTGTTGACTGTAGTCAAAGCATCCCCACTCGCAACCAGACTCAGGTATAAAGAGGGATCTGATCAAAGGACCTAAGTCTTTGTTGCGCGCAGGAATTTGTTGTAAATTAGGATTAGAATAAGAAAATCTTCCGGTTACTGTTCCTCCACTATCAGATCTAATTTGATTTATATCTGCGTGTATTCTACCTTTGTGTTCGTATTTAATAATTGTATCTATAAATGTTGTATGTGCCTTGTTTATTTCTCTAGCTTTTGCTATACATTGTACTAACGGATGTTCATGTGATGAAAGGAAATTTTTAGTAAATGATGGAGAATTTGTTTTGGCGGTTAAGTCGTATGGTAGGTTCAGTTTTTGAAAAACTTTCTCTATTGAACGTGCAGCCCATATTTGAACATCTACTTGTGTTTCTTTTTCTACTTTGTGTAATAATTCTTTTTCTTGTTCAGCTAATTGTTTCTTTAATTTGTGAGCGCCTTCTACGTCTACACGAACTCCTAAGAAACGCATATCGACGAGGCAAGGAAATAGTTCTGTCTCTAAATTAAAAATAGATCCTAGATCCTGGTCGCTTAATTCTTTTTGCATGACCTTCCACAAAGCCAATGTCAACTCTGCATCACGTTCTGCATAATTACCAACATACATTGCTGGCATCTTCCACATATCTGCTTTAGGATCGAGTCCCCATTCTTTTGCAGCTGCAACTAATTCTGTTTCGTTTTTACCTCGACCACAATAATCCCAACCCAAAGATCCAAGGTCATATCTAAATCTGTTTTCATTAACAAGTGATGCTGCAATCATTGTGTCATAAAGATTTCCATTTAATTTTATTCCCATCGCACGTATCCAACACACATCATACATTGCATTGTGAAAAACTTTATCAGCAGGACATTCACAAATGTCCTTAAACCATTGTAAAACCTTGCTTTTTTCAAGGTTACCACCACCTTCGTGATCAAACGGAAAGTATCCTGCATAGCCATCTACAGCTACAGCTATACCTACAACCTTACCTCTACCAACAATAGAACCTGTTCCTAAACTTTTTAAATCTGGATCATGAGTTTCTAAGTCAATAGCAATTGTATCTGCTTGTCTTAAGTCTGGAAATTCTGTAGGCTTAACCCACTCTGTTTGTGCTTCAATCATAAATATGTTTTTTCTCTACTATGTTTTCTATTCTTTTTTTATTACTAAAAGCATATAAAGATGCATCATGGTTGTATGGAAATATCTCCCATGTTAAATCTTTACGTCCTTCCAATGCTAAATAAATTTCTAATATAAATTTATGTTTAGCAATCATAATGTGTTTAACCTTCCTCGCTTTCTGTGGCATAGTCCCTTTCAATAATCATTTCTATAAAGTGTATTGCTTTCAATAGATCCTGCTTCTTTCCTTTATCGCGGTGGCGAATAATGTATTTTATAGCACATCCTTCTGGATAGAGCAACTCATTCTCAACTACAAATTTACTCGGCTGAATTTTATACTTTTGATAGTGACTCCCGCCGTGCTGCTTGTCCCAAACCTTACTCATATTTTAAACTCCTTTGCTTTGTTTTGAGATTTAATTAAATATAAATTTTGCATTGTCCGTGTGATTCCTACGTACCAAACTCTAAATTCTTCTTCTTCTTTTGCTTTAGATTTTTTAGAACCTTTGATTGTATTAGTAGTTTGATTTAAAAATAAAACTACATTGGTTGCTTCACCACCTTTGGCTCCGTGTATTGTAGAAATTTTTATGCGTGGATCTTTTGATAAATCTTCTTTGTTATTTAACATTGCTCGCATGTATTCTTTTTGTGATAACGAGCCAGTATTAAATGCTTCGTACCATTCTTTAGTAAGATCCTTGTCGCCTGATACTCGTTCCTTGATTCTTTGTTCTTGTACCTCGCCTATAGCCTCACCGCGTTTTAGTTTATCCCAAGATATAATATCTTCGTACAAACTTTTACCAATACTATTACCTTGTGCTGTGCTAAAAAATAATCCTTTACGTTTTAAATAAGGAGCTATAGGTTTTAATAAAGCTTTAGTTCTTGTAAGTATTAACCAATCACCTTCTGTTAAATCTATATCGTTAAGTTTATATCGTTCAAAGATCATACCTGTTTCTGCTTTTGGTAAATAATCTTTTTGTATTCTGTTGTAATAAATTCTGTTAATGACTCCTAAAGCCTTTTGTTGTATACTACTTGGCACTCTTTCAGATTTATTTAGAAGTATTTCTCTTGACTCCCATTTAATAAAAGAATCTACATCTGCACCAGCCCAACCAAATATAGCTTGGTCATCATCTCCGGCTACCCACACATCACACTTGGTATCTTTTTCTATTTTATTTATCATAGCCCATTGTATTAATGATAAGTCCTGGGCCTCATCTACAAATATAACTTTAAACTTTGGTAGTTTGTCTGGGTCTTGTTTTAAAAATCTTTCTAACATGTCAGTAAAATCAATTAGACCATATGTTTTTTTGTAGTTAGTTATTTCTGTTTCTATTGCTAACAACTTGCTTCTTTCTATCCAGGTTAAGTGTTCGTTAAGATCAAACTGATGGCCTACAGGTATTTGTTTTACTCTAGCTAAATTTATAATGCTTAGATACTCACTGTCTGATGAAAAGATCCCATTAAAATTATTAGTTTCGTAGGCTGCATATTTAATTTGTATACCGGCACTCTCTCCAATTGCTTTGTAATTACCTTCTTGCATTACGTTTTCTTCTTTGAGTCCTAGATTATTAAAAGCTAGTGAGTGTAATGTTTGGAAATACTTTATATCTTTTTTTTCTAAGTGGTCATTTTGGGTCAAGAACCTATCTCTTGCTTCACCTGCTGCTTTACGTGTAAATGCAAAGTAACCTATCTGATCTAATCGTATGCCTTTTTGTACATACTTATGTACTGTATTTAACAATCTTCTAGTTTTACCTGTACCTGGTGGACCTACTACTTTGTATCTAGCCATTAGTAATTACTTCCTTTTCTTTCTACTGGTTTGTATTCTATTTTATCTACATGTAATTGTACTACCTTACATACTTTTAAAGTCTTGCCATCTACATTTAGTGAATGATCAAACTCTACATTACATTTGTCTTTTAGTTTTTGTGCAATCTTTTCTTCTGGTATTTTCCAACCATTACCCAGGTGTTCTATAAAAGAATTAAATCTAAAGTAATGATAGCCATCTTCTGTGTAGCATGATCCATTGTGTATCTGACTACGTTGATGCGCTTGTGGACCATTGATACAATACTGAAATAGTTCTTCCTCTAATCTATCTTCTACTTGTGTGCCTTTAGGTGGTGTAATTTTTTGTCCGTTCTTACGCCACTCATTTAGTTTTGCTCTAAAATCTTTTGGTTTTAATGGTTCAAAGTATACACCTGTCTGTTGCCAGACTAAATTTAAAACTTCTTTTTGTGTTGTCATTAGTTTTGTATTACTAATTATAACCTGTATCTTGTCATCGTTAGGCATGATTACATTAAATCTATACTCAGGTTCTGCATAAGTTATCATTTCAAAATCTTGTATCTCTGGAAATACAGATATACTATCTGACTTAACACCAAACGGTCTTTTGTAACAAAGACTACGCATACATTTATCTTTGATAGGATCTTCATAGCAAGTGTGTCCTGCTGTTTCTCCCTTCCATGCTTTAATTTTAAGATCTAGTTTTGCTTTGTCCCATGGTGTTTCTAAATAACTATAGTTTGCAGCGGATACTTGGTCGGGCCATTTGTCTTTGTATTTCTTTTTAGCAAAGACCATATAGTTGTACATAAATCTATCTCTGCCATCATCTAATTTTGTTTTAGAACAAAGTGCTAGACATGGTGGTCCATCATCAAACTCTGCGTTAGTTCCTACTAAAATATTTCTGTGTGTATCTTCTACTAATTTATCTAATGTCTCTTTATCTATTTTAGATTCATTGGCAAATTTTATAAATTCTTCTACTGATAGTTTAGAATTATTCTTATCTACAGCATACCTATTAGAGCTGCCATTATTGTAGTATGGTAAGTTAATAAAGTTTCCTGGTTTTATGTCGCCTTTGTCATCCTTCTGTAATTCTTTCTGTTTAGGAAAAACCTCTGTGGTAGGTTTTAATCCTAGAGGTAGTAGAAAAGCTTTCAATGCTTCTATCAAATCTACCGTAGGAATCGCCTCCTTTAAAAATATATAACAATGTAGTCCACCACTTTTAGAAAGTATGGGAACTAATGGTAATTTGTATTGTTGAAATAGTGCTAAATAATTTTCTACTTTAAATGTTCCATAATCTGGTGGATCAATATCTATACAACCAAATTGTGCAGTTTTATCAATCCTACAAGGTTGTATTCCTATAGACTTTCTTCCTTGTAAGTGACTAGAATAATCATCGTCAGTGACAGGTCTACCTGCCCACTCGTAGTTAGGTTTAATTTTGTTTTTATCAGTATCAACAGATGTATTAGACATGTCGGCCATGCCAAAATCACCTTCATACCCTTTAAACAGCTCTATAAATTCTTTATCCATAATGATCCCGGGTCGGGGTAGCTCCACTCTCGCTTTGCTACCCCTATCCTCTTAAAGAGGAATCTAGTAATTAGATTCTTCTGTAGTTGTAGCTGCAGCGTTACTCTGTTTTAAAGAGTTATGGAATTCTTTCGCCATTTGATATAGCGATGCGTTATCCACTTTCCTTGCCAATGATACTCTGTATCCGTGCCAAGTAAAACTCCCTGAGTTTTCAACAGAACTTAAATTATAAATTCTAGAAAACATCGGCGCTGGTAAAGCTTTGTTAGTTTTAGGATCAGTTTCAAATTGATCTTGCATTAAAGAGTTCCAACCTCTACTTACTTTAAGCTGTGTTGACTTCATAGCCATCAAAGCTTTCTCTGGTTTCTCTCCATTAATGATTACAAAATGATTTGCTGTTTTAATAATTTCATTACCATTATCTAAACAGTCTTTTCCTTGAGCATTCTTCTTAGTTTTAGCTAAGATCTCTGGACCTCTGTCAGGACTGATTGGTCTACCCTCTCGCCTTTCAAATGGTGCCCATTCAGGAAATGTCAATTTGTAAAAGCAAGGTATAATTTCTATACCCTTCTCTCCATCATACAGTCTTTTTGTTACTGTATTGTAGAACATTCCTGCTTCTGCTCCTTCTACATAGTTCGCATGTTTCTTTTTAGTCTCATCCGAACCGCTTTGTAATAACTTAAGAAATGGTAAAGCCAAATCGTCTTTATCAATTGTCTCAAGTCCAGCACCAGCGTCTTGAATAAAATTCATTTCTGCTGGTAAGTTACCTTCTTTTTTTATAGTAACGTCACTTGTTTCTTGTGTCATGTTATTTGTTCCTTGTTATTTTTGTTTTGTTTCCCTTAAACAGATTAAAATGTTCAGAAGGCAAATCTCCCCCACTTTCAACTCGCTCTCTGTACAGTGCTTTTAGTGTCATAGGTTCTACCTTTAACTTTTGTTGTGGTTGGTAGCCTTGACTTTCTGCAAGGTTTGCATAAGTGCTAGCCTTGTCATCTTCGCCACGACCAAAGGAAACAGTAACCTCATTTTTAATAAGGTCACCCAGGTCATTGTCTCGAAGCCATTTAAACGCATTCTCCTTTTGTGCTACAGGAATTGTTGCGCTGTAAACTTCTTTTACTTCTATGGCAGAACCATCTTGAAGTTTAAGAGTTTTTAATTTCATCTGATCCATAATTTCAGGGATCACTTCTGCTGATATTTTATCTGCTCGAGCTTTCTTTATTTTTAAATCATGCTCTTCTCTTTCTATTTCAGATTCTAATCTTTGCAAATCTAAAACATGTTTAGATAAACTATTCACGTCTGCTAGTTCATTCACTTGTTCTGGTGAATCTTCTACAAACATTTGTTGTAGGTTTTCATTACTCATCTATTTCTCCTTTCTCGTATAGATTTATTTTGATCGGATAGTATGTGCTTTCTTGCCTATCCCATTTTAACAAATTATATTTTCCATTTGTTATATCGGATACTACTGAACATGCAATTCCAATTATAGCTGGATCACCTGTAAGTAATAAATAATCTTCTTCAGTAAAGTTTTTTAACTTTTGTCTTAAAGAATAAATTATAGGACCAGGACTAAAAATTATTTGGGAATCTTCTTTTAACAAGACTTTTATATCGCCATGTTTTTGAGCACCCATAATATTTATTTTAGGTCTACCTATTCTAGTGCCTGGAATTTCTTGGATAACATATACTTTTGATCTGTCTTTCATGCTTGACAATATAGGTGCTTATGATTATATTGTCAACTAGAAAGAAGAACTATGAACTATAAATTTAAAACTAAACCTTACGCGCATCAAATGACTGCGTTAGAAAAGTCGTGGAACAAAAAAGTATTTGCATACTTTATGGAAATGGGAACAGGTAAAACTAAAGTTGCCATAGATAATATAGCTATGCTGTATGACAATGGTAAAATTAATGGTGCATTAATTATTGCACCTAAAGGTGTATATAAAAACTGGTATTCACAAGAAATACCTACACACCTACCAAGCCATATTGAACCTGTGTCTGTATTATGGCAATCATTAATTAATAAAACACAGCAACAAAAATTAGATACACTGTTCAAAACGGGTCATGACTTACATATATTAGTTATGAATGTAGAAGCATTCTCTACTAAAAAAGGTGTAGATTTTGCTGCTCGTTTTTTAAATTCTCACAATACTTACATGGCTATTGATGAGTCTACTACTATAAAAAATCCTGGTGCTAAACGTACAAAAAATATTGTAGCTTTAGGTAAAGCTGCAAAATATAGACGTATACTTACAGGTTCTCCTGTAACTAAATCACCATTAGATTTATATAAACAATGTGAATTCTTAGATGAATATCTATTAGATCATTCTTCTTATTATACATTTAGAACAAGGTATGCAGTTATGCGTAAAGCTATGTTCAATGGTAGATCGGTTGAAATAGTTGTAGGTTATAAAAATCTAGGAGAACTATCTGATAAACTAAAACCTTTTTCTTATCGTGTATTAAAAGATGATTGTTTAGATTTACCTAAAAAAACTTTTATGAAACGTGTAATTACTTTGTCTGCAGAACAAGACAAACTATACAAACAAATGAAACAAATGGCCTTGGCATCATTAAATGGTAAAATGGTTACCAGTGCTAGTGCACTAACACAATTAATGAGGCTACATCAAATAACTTGTGGTCATTTTAAAGCTGATGATGGCTCAATACAAACTATAAAAAACAATAGACTTAGTGAACTTATGGAATTGCTAGAAGAAGTAGAAGGTAAGGCAGTCATCTGGGCCCACTATCAATACGATGTAAACGAATTGGTTAAAGCTATAAAGAAAGAGTATGGAGAAGAAAGTGTTATTACGTATTATGGTTTAACACCACAGGAAGAAAGACAAGATAATATAAAGAAATTTCAAGATGACCCTAGTTGCCGGTTTCTTGTTGGAACCCCTTCTACGGGCGGCTATGGGATTACTTTGACGGCTGCTAGCACCATGATTTACTATTCTAACGGATATGACCTAGAGAAGCGTCAACAATCAGAAGCTAGAATTGATAGGATAGGACAAGAAAAACCCATGACTTATATTGACATTATATGTGAAGAAACTGTAGATGAACGTATTGTAAAAGCTTTACGTAAAAAAATAAACATAGCTACAGAAATAATGGGAGAACAATTAAAAGAATGGATTTAAAACAAATATATAGAAATAACCGTGGTTCTATTCTACGAACTATTATCTATACCATAGGACATTTTTTAATTGCTGCTGGAACTATATTAGCTTTATCAGATGTACCCATTATAATAGCAATGACTGATGCTATACTAGAACCTTTGTTAAATTCAATCTGGTATTTTATTTTAGATAAATGGTGGTTTAGTAAATCTCAGAAAATGTAGGACTCGTATACGTAGCGCGCTAGAATTTTAAACTAATTCTTTAGCACTTCCAAGTATAGGTTTATATTTTGTTTTACCCTCTGATCTGTAAGCATGTAAGAATGATGCTCTTGGTTGGTCCGGTATCCAGCTACAGTGGATCCATCCCG